ATGCTGGAGGAGGAGAAGAAGGAGGAGCAGACTTAACTGATGAGCCTATCGACTTTGAAGAACCAGCTGAAGAACCTGAAGCATAATGAACGTAATAGATAAATTATATACAGAATGGGCCTGGAGAACCACCTCAGGTACACCAGATATAAATAATCCTGAAGATAAATTTATACTTGATAATCTATTAGTCGAATTAGGAGTAGTCTTTGAAGACGAAGAAGGAAACGAAGTAGAAGCAGATCAAGCTACAGAACTTACATCTAAAGAAGTAAATCAATTAATTAAAGCTGTAAAAAGTATCAAAGATGATTACGTAAAATATTTAACAGTATTTTCATACTTTGATAATAATTCTTTAGGTACTATCTCAGAAGTGCTTTTAACTAAGCTTTTTAATAGAGCTGGTGTAGAAGCTAGACATACAGGTGCAAGTGGTGAATTAGCCGATTTGTATATCAATAATAAACCAGTTAGTTTAAAAACTACTGCTGGAGATAAAGCTATAGGATTAGGTAGTGATGAAGTAAAAAGTAACCCTACTACATCTAAACAAGTAGTGAAAGCTTTACAAAAAGTTGATATGACTAATGTTAAGAATGTTTATGATTTGAAAGGAGTAATGGAAGAAAGCGATTATAACTTACTAGTTCAACGTATAAATGTAATAGCTGATAAACTTGCCGGTCCTGATAATAAAGAATTTTTTATTTGGGTTGAAAAAGTGTTTCAAAAAGGAATTTTGACTAGGATGATTATACACGTTCATGATTATGATTTGAATACTACCAAAAAAGAACTAATGTCTTATAAACCTTACTTTACTGAAAAAGCATGGGGATTAAGAGACAGCAATAATAGAGTTATGATAGGAGCTGATACATCGGGTAAACTCCATAATGTACAACCTGCTTTTGTTAGAAAAGCAACTAAAGATAATGCACAGACAATCGATTTAGTTAACGATGTAGAAGGATTAGATAAAGCCTCGGTTTCTAGTACTATTACAGATAAGTTACTAAGTCAATTAGATAGTATTTATAGGTCAGTTTTTGCCTCTAAAGAATAGTTATGGCACAAGATATAAAAAAAATAATCGCACAAGAGTATCTTAAGTGCGCCAAAGATCCAGCGTACTTTATGAGAAAGTATTGCTATATTCAGCACCCTACTAGAGGTAGAATTCTTTTTAACTTATACCCTTTTCAAGAAAAAATACTTCATGTATTCAAAGATAATCAATATGTCATTACTTTAAAGTCAAGACAGCTAGGTATATCTACATTATCAGCAGCTTATTCACTCTGGTTAATGATATTTCATAAAGATAAAAACGTATTAGCATTAGCAACTACTCAAGCTACAGCTAGAAACTTAGTTACTAAAGTTATATTCATGTATGACCAGCTTCCTAAGTGGTTAAAACTACCCTCAGTAGAAAAAAATAAATTATCATTAAGATTAAAAAACGGTTCAAGAATAGCAGCTAAGTCTTCTAATACTGATGCAGCAAGATCAGAAGCAGTATCGTTACTACTAATTGATGAGGCAGCCTTTATAGATAATATTGATGAAACGTTTACCGCAGCACAACAAACATTAGCTACAGGTGGACAATGTATGGCTTTATCAACTCCTAATGGTGTAGGTAACTGGTTTCATCTCACATGGGAAAAAGCAGTAGTGAAAGAAAATAGTTTTATACCTATAAGATTACCATGGACAGTACATCCTGAAAGAGACCAAAAATGGAGAGAACAACAAGATGCAGATTTAGGTCCAAGAATGGCAGGCCAAGAATGTGATTGTGATTTTCTTGCCTCAGGAGATACGGTATTTGAACCTGAAGATATGACTTACTATGAACAGACTTACGAAAAAGAACCTATGGAAAGAAGAGGAGTTGATGGTAATTTATGGATTTGGGAATCTGCTGATTACAGTAAATCATATATGGTATGTGCTGACGTAGCTAGAGGGGATTCTACTGACTATTCTGCATTTCATGTATTCGATATAGATAGTTGTGTTCAAGTAGCTGAATATAAAGGTAAAATAGCACCTAAAGATTTTGGTAATGTACTTGTAGCAATAGCATCTGAGTATAATGATGCTTTATTAGTAGTGGAAAATGCTAATATTGGATGGGCTACTATTGAACAAATTTTAGAAAGAGAGTATAGAAACCTATATTATAGCCCTACTAACCAATTAGATACTGTTGAATCTTATATGCATAAGTATGAAAGAGATAAATTAGTACCTGGTTTCACTATGTCTATGAGAACACGACCTTTAGTTATAGCAAAAATGATTGAATACGTTAGAGAAAAGTCAGTTACGTTTCAATCTAAAAGATTATTACAAGAAATGCGTGTTTTCATATGGAAAAACGGAAAAGCTCAAGCTCAAACCAGATATAATGACGATTTAATTATGTCTTGTGCATCAGCTCTATATGTCAGAGATACAGCATTAAGGTTAAGACAACAAGGAATGGATTTAGCTAGAGCTCAATTATCTTCTTTTACTAATTTAAACGCTAGAAACCAAGCAGTAATAAAAACAGTTGGAAATAAGAAAGAAAATCCTTATCTTATAAAGACACCAAGGGGTACGGAAGATATTACTTGGTTACTAAAATAGACTATTTATATATAAATTAAACGTTTAATGGCAGATACTTCACTTTTTGGTAGACTACGAAGACTATTTTCCTCAGATGTTGTAGTAAGGAATGTAGGTGGCAATGAGCTTAAAATAGCTGATGTCAATACTATACAACGAACAGGTAGATACCAGACGAATTCCTTAATAGATAGATTTACTAGATTATATATCTATAATAATAAAAATATTTTTAATCCTAATTTAAATTACCAAACACTTAGGATTCAGCTATACTCAGATTATGAAGCTATGGACACCGATCCTTTAATTGCATCAGCTTTAGATATACTTTCAGATGAAGCTACAGTAAAAAATGATCAGAATGAAATATTAGCGATTAAATCTTCTGATGAAAATATACAAAGAGTACTTTATAATTTATTTTATGATGTTTTAAATATAGAGTTTAACTTATGGTCATGGACTAGAAATATGTGTAAGTATGGGGATTTCTTTTTAAAACTTGAAATCTCTGAAAAATTTGGAGTATATAATGTTTTACCTTATACTGTTTATCACATGGTACGAAGAGAAGGTGAAGACCCTGATAATCCTGCAAAAGTCGTATTTCAGTTAGACCCTGACGGTTTAGCTTCATCACAAAACCCTCAATACTTACCAAAAAGAAAGAAAAACGACAAAATAGTTGATTTTGATAATTATGAAATAGCTCACTTTAGATTAATATCTGATACTCATTACTTACCTTATGGTAGATCGTATTTAGAACCTGCTAGAAAGATATTTAAGCAAGTCACTTTGATGGAAGATGCAATGTTGATTCATCGTATAATGAGAGCTCCTGAGAAAAGGATGTACTATATTAATGTAGGTAATGTTCCTCCTAATGAAGTAGAGCAATTTATGCAAAAGACTATTAATCAAATGAAAAAAACTCCTTATGTAGATGATAATGGTCAGTATAATCTTAAGTTCAATTTACAAAACATGATGGAAGATTATTACTTACCTGTAAGAGGAGGAGATACATCTACCAGAATAGAAACTACAAAAGGGTTAGATTATGATGGAGTAACTGACGTTCAATATCTACAACAAAAAATGTTTGCTGCTTTAAAAATACCTAAAGCATATTTTGGCTATGAAGGAGACTTACAAGGTAAAGCTACTTTAGCTGCAGAAGATATAAGATTTGCTAGAACAGTAGAAAGAGTACAGCGAATAATGGAATCTGAGTTAACTAAAATAGCTTTAGTTCATTTATATTCTCAAGGATTTACAGGAGAAAGTTTAACCAATTTCGAAATTAAACTTACTACCCCATCTATTATTTTCGAACAAGAAAAAGTTGCACTATTAAAAGAAAAAGTAGATTTAGCTAATCAAATGAAAGATACTAAATTATTTTCTTCAGATTATATATACGAAAATATATTTGATATGTCTGAAGATAGGTATAATGAAATGAGAGATTTAGTTAGAGAAGATTCTAAAAGACTATTTAGAATAGGTCAAATAGAAGGAGAAGGAAATGATCCTGCTAAATCTGGTACTACTTACGGTACCCCTCATGATCTTGCCTCAATGTACGGTAGAAGATCTACTTCTACTCCAAAAGGTGCAGGCCCAGGTGAAGTCCCAGTTGGCTATGAAGATACTCCAGATTGGGGTAAACCAGGACCAGAAGGAGGAAGACCTAGAGAAAAAGCTTCTATATATGGTACCAACGATAACCCTATGGGAGGAAGAGATCCTTTAGGAGTTCAAGGTATGAAAGGAGGCTACCCTTCAGACAACGATAATGTTATGGAAACCAAGTCTACAGAGAAAGTTTATCTACAAAATAAAGATATGTTGAAAGATATTGTTTTCAAAAAATCTAAGGATGACGATAGCAAGTTATTAAAAGAAGACAATATCAAGGATTTAGGTAAATAATACATATTTATAATAGTAAACGTATATAATGAAGATAAAGCATTCGAAGTATCGTAATACTGGTCTCATATTTGAACTGTTAGTTAAACAAATAGCAGCTGATACCCTAGATAATAAAGACTCAAAAGCTATAGATATACTTAAAAAATTCTATAGTAATAAGAGTACTTTAGCAAAAGAGTATAAACTATATGAGTTCTTAAGTAAAAATAATAAGCTCTTACAGAGTAAGGCAGAAGCAGTTTTATCTACTATTACTGAAGTTTCAAGAAAATTAGACCAAAAAACTTTAAAAGCTCAAAAGTATGAGCTCATTTCTGAAATTAAAAAAGATTATAATTTAGAAGAGTTTTTCGGTATGGAGGTTAGAAATTACAAACCTCTAGCAGCGTTATACTGTTTATTAGAAGCTCAAAATAATAGTAGTTTAGTAGACCCTCAAT